CTACTGAAGAAGCTCCAGTTGAAGCACCTGTTGTTGAAGCCGCACCTGTTGTTGAAGACGCACCTACTGAAGACGCACCTGCTGAAAAAGCTAAAAAATATACTATAACAAAAGATACAACCTTTGAGGATTTATTAAAATGGCAACAAGAGGGTTACAAAGGTTATGATGATTTAATTGAAGAAGCATATGATTCATTAAATAATAATGGAGAAAGAGAAAGTAATGTCGGGGAGGACAATTGGGAGACCACTGTGAGAGATAAATATTTAACAGCAGGCAAAGCTAAAGCTGCTGAAGAAGAAGCCGCACCTGTTGTTGAAAAGATTGATACTACATCGTTAAACCCACCAAAAAAAGGTGGGAGGCATAAATTGAAACGACGGGGTAAAAATTATAATGTTATTGTAACAAACGTAGATGAAAAAAATGAAAAAGTTACCCTTCGTGACACAGTTAGCAATAAAGAGCATACAACAAGTCTTGATACGTTTAATAAGTATCGTTTGGCATTCTACAACAACAACATAGAAACAATTTTTTCAAAAGTGAAAAAATTTGAGAATGGAAGTAGAGCTGATAGGCATAATAATCCAGGTGCAATAGTTTGGTCTTCTAAATTACAAAAACAATATCCTGAAATGGAAAAAGGTGATTCTTTTAAAGATAAGGGTGGAACAACAAGATATACTGCAAAATTTCCAGATAAAGAAACTGGTGACAGAATCAACAAAACAATTATGTTTAAAATGTTTGTAGAAGCAAATGGTGATACTTCCGCATTTTATTCACGATGGTCAGGATTACCTGAAGAGAGTGAAACCGTTAAGAACTTTGTCATCTCAACAAGGAAACAATAATTATGACTAACGAACAACAAGCGGTAACTCAACCACAACAACCCACAAATTTATATCAAGCACTGGGAAGTTTGAACCCACAACAACTTTTGCAATTGAAAAGTAATGTCCAAAAGCGTGCTGGTAGAAGAGAGATATACAGAAATGTTGGTAGTGTTAGGGGTGCTGATTTATTAGGCTCAGTAGAAACAGGAGAAATGACAATTGCAGATGCAATCAATCGTTCTAAGCAAGAGTTAACTCCTAATATGAAATCTCTGGATGCTGCTTTCTTCAAAGAAGGAGCAACTGCTGCAAGTATGTTACCATTGAAAGAAACAATGAAAAACTCATGGTCTAAAAGAGAAAGGAATCTTTGGTTAAGTCATTATAATGCACTTGACAGTAGAGAAACAAAAGCAGAGAATCAAAGAATACAGAGAAGTAAAAACATTTCTACAGAAGCTAAGAAAAGACATCAAAATTTTGTAGACAATAAAGTTCATTTTAGTAATGCAAGAACTGATTATATAACAGTACAAACAGAACTTGAAAGAGCTGGGGAAGCATTTGGTGCTGATGGTGTGACAGAAAAATTCAATAAGTATTATAATGATTTTATCAATTATGTAAAACAAGATTTGAATCCAGATATAAAAGCATCCAGAGCTGACCAATTAGAAATGAATAGAACGATTAATAAAATAGCAAATGAACTTCCTATAAGGGTTTTAAAAGGAAGAAAGGGTTTCCATATAGATGGTGAATTTATACCTACTTTTAAAGAAGATTTTGATGATGCAACCTTACGGCATCTTTGGGCAAAAGAATTAATTAATAGAGTTGTTATGGCAAAGAATCACACTAATGCTGTAAAGGAATATTTTGAACCACAACAGCCAACAGAAGAAGCACCAGCAGAAGGTGGTGGTGAACAATCTGAGTATATGATAGGAAGTTTTTGGGATAATTAATGTCAGAAAATGCTAAAAGACTATACGATTATATACAAACTAACGACCCAAACCCAAAACAATTTGGTTCGCTTGATTCATTTAGTGAGAAATTAACAGACCCTGCCAGCGCAGAAAAGTTAAGATTATATCTTGACAATGAACAATTTGGTGATTCAACCACATTTTATAATAAAATTAATGAAGGTTTAATTCAAGAAGAGCAAAAGACAATCAAGTCTGATATTACTTATCAGGACGAGCAGCTTAATGCTTTGAATCAGAAAATAGTATCTAATATAGATAACAGGCTGCAATTCAAAGTTCGAGAGCCTGAGCCAGAAGAACCGATTATTGAAGAGCCGCCACCAGAACCTTCATTTACAGAAAAAATACAGCCATATGTAAAAAACTGGAATAAGTCTGTAGACGATTTTAATAGTGCTTTTGGTGCATCAATTGATAATCTTGTTACTGGAAGAACAACAACTGCTGAAGCATGGGAACCAGTGACTGAATATTTTAATAGATTCAGGGATGAAGACGAACAAGTTACGGATGATGAAATAGTTGCTAATATTGCAGAGGGGGCAACAAAGTTAGCAGGTCTACCTGTACAAATAGTAAGAGACATAACAGAACATCCTTGGGACTTTGTTAAGTTTTTAATGATAGAGAGTCCAAAAATGATTGGGGAGCTTATTCAAGCAGGAGGTCTTGACCCAGTATTACAGACACGGATAGCATTTGGTGATAAAGAAGCTATTGCATATAAGAAAAAAATGATTAATAAAATTAATCAATATCCAGTAGAATATTTTATGCAGCCTTTTATTTTTAAAGCTACCGCAAAACAAGCAACTCAGCTACCTAAAAAGATTAAGCCCGTAGCTGAATATTACAAGACAAAAGCTAAAGCACCTTTATATAAACCTGTTCAGATTAAACTTACAAAGCCTGAAATAGAAGCAATTCGACAAGAATTTGGTGGTGTTATAGGTAGGAAAAAAATACCTGAAGTAGAATCCTATGTGAGAGAACTGACTCAAAAACCAGAAGGAGTGCAAACTCTTAGAAAAATAGTTACTGAAGGTAAGATGGAAGTGCCTTTAAAAGATGCTATACTTAAAAAATTAAGAATTAAACCAAAAGAAGTATTTGATATTCCAAAAGCGAAACCAAAACAGATACCAGCAAAAACAGGTATAGAGCCAACAATTCCCATAAAACCCGTAGAAATCGTAAAAGAGCCGAAAATCGAGCCTGTAGAAGTACCCAAAAAGCCCGTAACTCAAGTTGAGGTTACCCCAGTATCGCCTGAAATAACGCCTGAGATGGTCAAAAAAGAAATGACGAATGTAAAGATAAAAAATGAAGATTTTGTCGTTGAAGAAGCTGATGGTGACCCAATAAAAACAATAAAATTAGGTTCTGGTACAGAATATAGAATTAGAAGATTGAAAGATGATGATACGGGAGAAAATTTAGGTTGGAGTTTGTATAAAAAAAATCAAAAGAGTGGTGAGTGGGAATGGGGAGAAGGGGGAATGGATTATCAATATGCTATTGGTTACATAAAAAGGATAGAAGCACGGAAAACATTAGAGCAGAGAAAAATAACGCCTGAAGTAAAAAAAGAAAGCAAAAAAACAACAAAAGTTTATCATGGTGGTGATTTAAAAAAACTCTCTTCATCTCAAGATTTATATGTTAGCGAAAATAAAAAAGAAGCCATTAACTACATAGAACAAGGTTCTGAAAGAGGGCAGGGTGATAGCCTGTATGAAATTGAAATTCCTGAAAATAAAATTGCAAGCGAAGAAGAAGCTGATAATATCTTAAAAGATTTAGGTATTTCTGATGAATATATGTTGCACGAAAAAATAGGTGCAGAATTTGGAGAATCTTACATTGGATTAAAAAATGTAAAAAAATTATATAAAAAATTAAAAGAAAAAGGTTATGGGGCTATAAGATTTTTAGATAGTGGTTTAGAAAATAGAACATCTGAAAATATTGTAATTATTAACCAAGATATAATTAAACAAAAATTCAAAGAATCAAAAATAGTAAATGAAATTGATGCAGAATTATTATTAGAACAAGGATATAAACCATTAATAAATGGAAAAATAATTGAAAAAACAAATAATTTAGAAAGTTTATTTGATAATTCTGAAACTATTGAAATGGTAAAACCTATTGACGATGTCCCAGTAAAAACCACAGCAGAAGCAGTAAAGGCAGAGAAGGAAATAGCATTAAACAAACAGTACACTAATTTATTAGATGCTCAGGCTGCGGCTCAGTCGAACTTAATGCTTGAAGGTTTAGCTGGGATGCAGAGACAGCAGTTGGAACAGAGCTTTGAGCAGTCCACCAAGAGGCTGGAAGACCTTGAGTTGGAAGCCAAGACCAAGGGTATTACCTTGGAGAAGAAGATTACAGAGACTGAAGCTATCAAGGAAGTGGTTGATTTATTTAAGGAATTAGACCCGGAAGTAGACTATCAGACCAAGTTGGACGAGTTAAGGACTCTGCAGGACAATATAGATGACCCATTGAGTCCAGAGACTCCAGAGAATGCACTGGCGCAGATAGAAGCAGCAGGACAGGAGTTTGTTGGTGTTGAACCTGCAGATATTAAGATAGCAGGAGAGAACTATCAGGAGCTTAGAGATGGTGCTTTAGTAGATGTTGTTAAGCTGCATCAGGGGGCAGACATTGGTACTGTTGTAGAAGAGCGTGCAGAACTATGGTATAGGCAGCAGGAAGAATTGAATCCAAAATTTGATAAGACTATAACCGAAGAAAGAAGGAAATACCATGAAAGGACAGGAGAAAAGGACGACCCGTCACAAAGCAATGGCGAATGGTTCAGTGACAGGGCGAAAGACAATGCGATTGGTGCGAAACCAAAAGGGAAGGTCGGTGATGTTCTCACACGAATATTCAGGAAGTTCAGAGAATATGCCGATGCTCTCAGGAAAAGTGCCAGTAGGTTTGCTAAGTACGTTAAGCAAGGCAAGGTCTCAAAAGATTTAAAAGATTTTTTAGACAGGTCTGTCAGTGAAAAATTAAGGACTCCTGAACAAATCCATGCTGAATTAATGAAAGACGTTAAGGGAGAGCCTTCACCAACGAAGATAAATTACAGTCTTAAGAAGACTAAAGAGATAACGCTGCCAAGTGTGTCAAAAAATAGGGGAGTGACCTTTATTACTGGAGACCCAGTAAACATTAATTTGAAAGGTGAATATGAAGATTTTGGTATCAGGTATCCAAGGACATATAAGGGCTGGGCATTGAATAGTTCCGCTGCAGTCACCAAGTTGTTGAATGATACAAAAGCTGGATACAATGTAGTTGGGATTACGTCTCTGGTAGATGCCAAAGGCTCTATGGTAAAAAACAGGGCTTATTTAAATGCTTTATATAGAGAATTAGAAAATAAAGTAGGAAAGCGTAAAGCTAAATCATTGTTAGATAAGACTGGTGACATATTTCAAGCGGTCAAGGAAGCGAAGATTAGCGCAGTTCAAGTTGCAAAAGAAACAGCAGTGCCAGACTTTGCTCAAATAGCAAGAAAAGTTGTTGCTGTGGCTACAATAAAAGATTTCAGGACAGGCGGTGAAAGAAAGAATGTGCATCCAGAATATGATATTGAAGTCAATTTTGATAAATACTTGGAGCTTCCAGAGCCAATTGACCTTGATACTTTTGTAGAAGCATTGCCCAAAACGGATTCAAGGGTAGCAAATCCATTTTATGCAGCTAAACAATATTGGCTAACAGTATTAAATCAAGAATCTCCACAAGTAAAAATGCTATCTGATTTTGCAGCTACTGGTGATGCATCAATATTTGGTGTTAAGCCAGAAGCCTACCAGTTTGCCAGCCCACAGATAAAAGAGATAGGATTACCTGAAGCAATCAAAGGAATCAAATCTAAAAAACTGCAGCAATATCACAGGTCAGTTGCAGAAGTTGAAGTTGAATTAGGAATTAAATCAATGACCACTGCATCCCTTGGTGAATGGGCTACGGGTGCAGAACCATCAGTAATGACCACGATTACAGAACCAGTCTCTTATGAGAAACGTGAATACCTTGCAGCAATTAAAGGTTTGATGGGTAATCAGGAAGCCATTCTTGATTTCGAAGTCAATCCAGAAGGTGTTGACAACCTATATAAAATCAATCTGGATGTATCCCTGAAGGATTTACCGAGAATAGTTGAGTCCCTTACAAAAAGAGGTATTGAATATAAAACAATGCCAGTAACGGGAAACAAAGTTGATTTAGTTGTTGTAGATGAAGGTGGACAGTTAGTAAATTATGTCAACTTAGTAAGGAGAAGATTCAATGCCAAGACCAGATTACAAAGGGGCGATGCAAGATTTGTTGGAGATTTTGGGAACCGAGCCAGAGCCGACAAACGATACGTCGAAATTATCAGAAAGTACGAAGGGGATACAGGACAATACTCTAAAGTCCTCCGAGACCGCTTACCAGTTCACAGACCGAGATTTAACCGTAGTGTCCTCCCCAAGAAAACAAGACCAACCTACCAGCTCAAAAAAATAACCCCGGATGAGCGCAAGCTCCGCGAGGAAAAGAAGCGAAAACTTGCGGAGTTGATAGATGAGGGTGTCGAAGCTGTAAGGCAACAAATCCCTATGCTGATTCAAAATCTCAGGGCAGAGCTATCGCTCACATCACTTGAAACAAACTCCTTTTTAAACGATATTAAACAAATCACAACCCTTGAACAAAGGGAGTTGATACCTTTCCTTCTTGAAAAGGCTACAACAATACCTAAAAAATTAAAGCGTCCCGACCTTGAGAAATTAATGCAGGACAAGAAGCTGGTTGAGAATTTACAGCCAGTGGTGGAGTCATTCAGGAAGCGTTTTAAAGAATTGTGGGATAGAATAGCAAAAGAAAATCCAGAGCTATCTCGCAAAGAAATAATGGATTATGTGACACATATATGGGATATTGCCACTAATAAAAAAGCAGATGTTGCTCGTTGGTTTAGCACCTACAATAAATTTACTGAAAAGCGTTACATAGAAACACTAACTGAAGGTATAGATAAATATGATTTAAAGCCGAAATACACTGATATAAATGATATATATAATATATATGCCAGTATAGCCAATAAATCACTGGCAAACAAAAAATTTGTGGCTAACCTCAGAAAATTAAATGTTGGCGGTAAACCTTTGATTACCATGCCGCAGCACGCTCCAGATGGTTGGGCTGAGATACATCATCCAGCTATGAAGAATCCTTTTACCCAAACATATTACAAGGTACACCCAGAACTTGTAAGTCCAATCAAGGTTGTTTTGGGGGAAAGATTTGAAGGCGGCAGGGTTTTATCAGCTTATGAGGCATTGAATGGCGGCTTAAAACAGATGCAGTTAGCATTATCGTTATTTCATCATCTGGCATTGACAGAAACAGCTATGCCCATAGTATCATATCGAGATGTCCCAAAAATGCTTGGTGTTTTATTAAAGACCCCTTGGAAGGGTTTCATAAAGATGGAAAGCGATGTTTGGAAAAACCTACCATTAGCAAGAGATTTTCTTGTTCATCGAGGACAGCTTGGGGTTTCTGTTGATATTCCAGTGCATAAAATAACATCCGCAATCAAATCACTGGAAGTTAAAATGAAGGGCGTGCCAGTGGCAGAGCAGGCAACAAAACTTGCAAGCGGTTTTTATGAAAGATGGAACTTTGCTTTGTGGGATTATTTGCATGACAATTATAAACTTTTCGCCTATGAATCTCTTGTCTCAAGATATAAGGGTGATAATATCGACACATTTAAGTATGAAGCTGCACAATTAGTGAACGATACATTTGGTGGTCAAAACTGGGATGTACTGATGGTAAATCCAAAAACCGTACAGGTAATGACTTGGTTCTTATTATCTCCTGACTGGACAGTATCTACTATGAGACAGGCTCTTGCTCCTACTGGTCTTGGTTCTGCAATGAAGACCAAGGAAGGTAAAAAAATGAGAGCCAAGATGGGCAGGCGGTTCTGGTTAAAAGCCATGTTGTATTATGGAGCGTTAATCAATACTCTAAATTATTTGAACCGTAAAAAGGATATGGAAGACAATCCAGATTATTATCCAGATAAAGAAGATTATGGTTTTTGGGATTATACAATGTTTGGAAATACCATAGGGAGCCAGACAAAACTTTTCATGGGCAGGTATACAGACGGCACAGAAGAATATTTGCGCTGGGGAAAACAGTTCAGGGAATTCATTGAATTATTCTATGATGATACTGGATTTAATTTTCCACAGGCTGCTGTAAAAAAAGTAGGTGGTAAGACTGCTCCAATCGTACAGACAACAACTCAGATTTTCACAGGTAAATCTCCAAGTGGTTTTGATAATTATGATTTAAAAGATAAGAAGGGGACAGAGTGGTTGTATGGTTTAACAAAAACATTGATGAGAACACCACTTCCATTTTCTACTCAAGCAGCCTTAGATAAGACCAAAGAATGGAAGTTCTCTAACATTGCAGTTCCGAGCAGCAGAGGAATGACAGCCAGAAAAGCTGGTGACCTGATGGAGATTGCATTAGCAGCTAATGATACGGAAATGATGAGACAGATATTCATTGGCTGTAGCAGGAACAAGATAAATGGTCTTAATATTTTAAAAGGCACAATGGGTCGTATGAAGAGTGACTACAGAATTGAAGAAACAAGGTTGTTAAGAGAAGCTAATGAATTAGAAGCAAAAGCAAATGACATAAATACCAGACCAGTTGACAGGGCTTATCTTTTTAAAAAAGCCGCAGAGAAAAGAAAAAATGCTGAATTTGCACAGAAGCCACAAGCCTTATTTAAAATAGCTATGGGAAAATTAAAACAAGGTAAGATACAGTTTCCAGAAGTCTTTGGTGAATATGAGAAAAAATAATTCGTAAGGCTCGTTCTTACGTCTTCGGGAAAAAGGGGGGTTATTGATTTAATCCCCTTTTTTATTTTTTGAGCCAAACAAATCTTTACGAACCTTATTTAACATCGAAAATAATAAAGATACTGAAAAGAATACCACACACCACACTAAAAACGTGCAGCCTAATATTAATAGGTTTATAATCCATTCGGATATGTTAAGCACTATCATTCTTCTATAATCCTCTCTTTTTTCTCACGGAAACTAACCCTTTTAAACTTACAAATTACAAAGTGTTCAATCAATCTATCTAAAACTCTTGAACCATATGTTTCGCGTATCATTTCCGCATTTAGATTAGTTGTTATTATTGTTCGGGACATTTCATTACGTTTTATCGTCAAGTATCTTTTCTCAATTAAACCACCGAAATAATCGTGAGATGCTGGTGTGGATGGTTTTTCATCGCCTAAATCATCAAGCATTAGGCATTGGTCACTAAACTTATTATCATTTTTTCTGTCTTCATCCATCTTATCGACATAGTCCCCAACGATAATTCTGATATGTTTTTTATAGTGTTGCATGGCACTTACCAACGACCATGAGTTGTATTCTATTGTAGACCTGACTATTTGTTGTCCAAGATATGTTTTACCCGAACCAACCATACCAGTAAACAGATAATGAAATGGGTTACCTTCGGATAGGTCTTTTTTTACAAGATTTATAATGTTGGGGTTGACGATTTCATATTCATCGCCCAACCGTAGTTCACATCTCTCGAAATTATCTACTCGTCCCAATTGTCCTCCATGATTGTTATTTTTGTGCCGCCACTTACTGAATACACCTTTTCCATCTGCACACTATAGATTTGTGAATCATCTCTCCATAATACATTGTTTCCAGCATCCATGATAAATTTAAGAAGGTTGTCTATATCTGGTTTAATCTTATATGCGACCGGTGGATTAGGTTTAAGTTCTTTTGAGAATTTACCCGTTCTATAGTGTTTTTTTACATAAGGCATAGAAAACCTTACATATAAACTAATAGCACCAGAAAACGGCTCTTTTGGGGCTTGTGAGTGTATCAGGGTTAATAGGTCTTGTTTATCTGATTTAGAAGGGTCGTATGTGAAACCTTTCTTCGTGTGCCGATGGCGTTGTTGAGGTTTCGGTTTACCTTTTAAATTTATATCAATTCGGTTTGGTGTTTTCATAATCTTTTGCTATAACTTTTATGTCAAGTGTTTCTAATAATTTCACAAGTTTTTTCATCAGTTTTCTATATTCATCAGAATCCATATAATCTGGTTTAGGGATAATAAGTTTAATGTTTTGGGGTGCGAGAGTCACTTTTTTCCTTATTTTTTTTCCAAGTAATCATAGATGAAAAGGTGAAAAGTTGGCGCCAACCACACTTTCATACTCGCACCTCAAACCTAAAATGGTAAATCGTCGTCGTCTGGTTTGCTTTTTTCTTTTACATCTGATGAATCGTCTGTCGGAGGGGTATAGTTGTTTAGTTTCGCATAATGAGTATGCCCTTTGTCACTGACATCTCTTCGTTCACAGATGGTAAGGTTGACCCAACCATTTTCATTTTTGTGTATAATTAGTTCATCAATATGAAAAGAGCAGTTTAGTACACTTCCTCCGTTATCAAAAGTCTTTTCTTTTATGCTGCACTTGTTGATATAAATTGTTTCTTCAGCCATTTTTACTCTCCTTAAACTTGCGTTCATTTTCAGTTGTAATTTTCATATAATCCTTCGAATAAGGGGGGACGGAAAGTGGAGCTAACCCTCCCCCCCTTCTTACACGGGGTAAGAATCGAACCACATCTGGGTAGTTGTGGATAGATGGTGGTTCGACATGATGGATAAATTTTAACCTTCCACAACATCTGAGTTTACATTATTTACATCATCATTACTACTATTTTCTGCGGCAAACTCGGGTGTTAGGGTTGTTGTTGTCGATTCGTTGTCTAACTCTATTTCTTGCATCACCACATGACGTTCATCTTCAACAAAATCATCTATGTGAGCTGCCTCTCTCATTAAAACACTCTGTTCGGTTGTTGATTTGGGTAGTTTCTTGTCGCATAACTGTCTGATGACGGTCTTGAATGCCATCGCGTCAAAGTCTGTTTGCCAGGGAGATGATTTGTGTGAGAACCCTTTTGAGAATTGTTGGGCGTGTTTCACAATATCGTCTTTTGACATGACTTGAAACGCAATGCCACCACTCTTCAACTCTGCAATTGCGTAATATGCATAGGCATCGACCCTACTTCCCCGTAGGTTTGGAGTGTGAGAGAATGTAATCCCCTTGTGACTCTTTCGATAATCAAACTCATCGTTTTCACATACTTTATCAAAGTCGAGTGACTTCAACAGACCCGTATTCCAAGCGAGTTTCATCATGCCTCGATATTCGATAAGGAAATTAACATCTTGACCATACGGTATAAGAGCAGCTTCACTGAGTGGGCTGTTCGGTTCTAATCCATACCTTGCACTCTCCATCATCGCTTTAAGTACGGATGCTGGTCTACATTGTAACAATTTTGGTTGTATTGCGAGAGCTGTCAAACAAGACGATATGTACCTTTTTGTGGTCAGATTCCCTTCTGGCAAGGCATTTTTGATTTGTTCGAAAAATTCTGCCCCCTTAATTGTGTTCTTCAAATCCGTTTGTTTACTTGTTAATGAAACAGATTTCTTTTTTGCTTCTGTTATGTCGGTCATTATTACTCCATCTTTTTTATTGTGAACCTACGAGAACCATCCCTACTCGACACATAATCTGAGTATAGATTAGGGTGTTCTTTTTTAAAAGTATTTTTGTCAAAATATTCGCGTGGTTTAGTCTGTTTCCAAGTCACAAGTGTCGTCCCGTTGTATTGAAGTTCTTGTTTATTTTCCAACACATTCATTAATTGTAATCTTGCAAGATTGATTTTATCATCCAATCTCTTTTTCTCCACACCATAGTGTTGGAGTGATTTAGTGATTTTATAAGTTTCTTCATCGGCTTGAATAATTGTGTCTGGCTCTTCGTTAAAATACAATTTCCTTGCATCTGATATAGAAACCAATGGCGGTGGTTCTTTTGTTTCGACATATTCTTCCCAAAACCTTACTAACTCCGTTACCATATTGTCAATAAAATCATCATCCCTTTCGTATCTCTGTATGATAAGTTCCTTTTTGAACCCCAAACATAGTATCGCAAAGTAACAATGTGGTGTGTTTGTCACAAACATTTGATGTTGTAATTGAATAAAATATTGGTCTGGAATCTCTCCGTCCCACCCCATTGCGGTGGTTTTATACTCAACTGGCACTTTCTCACCAACGACCATCCCATCTAAGTTAGTGGTAATGTAGGGATAGGGCTCACTAATCCTAATCTTGTTATCGTTTACCACCTTTAGTCCAGTCTCTTCCATAAATAAAGTACGAATAATAGGCTCTAATTCTCTTCCCAACCTGAAGGTCAGATTATCTTCCTTAGCTTCAAATCCATTGACAAGTTCATGCCAAACGTCAAAAGGTGTCGCCCAGTTACTTAAACCTAAGATTGCAGCCGACTGACTCGCCCCTATTGATGGGTTCGCTTCTCTGTCTTTTAGCCACTCCTGGTAGTTGGTTGGTGCATTTCTATATTTCATGGGTATCTCCGTTTACCAAAGTTACAATTATTTACTATAATATCGCAAACATTATTTCCTTTTTACTAAATTTTACGGGAAATCCCGTAAAAAATGTAGCAATTGTTACGTTTAATGGTGAAATCATCGCGTAACGAGGCGTTTCGTATACGTTATAAAGGGGGCGGCAATGTAGGGATTGGGACTACGTCTCCTTTTACCCTATTTATTCATTCGGCAGCACCAACTCAACTTCGTGTTGATGTGCGACGTTGCTGGTAGATTGGTTGTTCATTAAGCGAAACTTATTGATAAGTGTATTGAACAAACTTATAAAGTTATGCATATCTTGAGGTTTTCCATTCAATAATTCACGATAATCAAGTGTTGCCATCGCCTGTGTCATCCTCATCATTTCGACCATCATCGCAGTTGAGATATAATTAAGTCCTTGAGTCATAGTGGTCGTCCTTTGTGCCATAATATCGTCCCTTTTGTTCCACCAACTAATCAAGGTTGATTTCGGGATACCAATCATTTCTTCAACTCGTGTAAACAAAGGTTTCAGTTCTCCTGATGCTTTATCTTCATTCTGAAATGCCTCAAGAAACATCAAGGCAAGGTGTTGTTCGTCTATTCTGTATTTGCCGTTCTTTCTTTCAAGTAGCGGAGTTCCTTCGAAAACGGGTTCATCCAATGCCGTAGATTTCATATTCCCCAACATCAAACCGAATGTTTTACCTTGTTCCTTTATTCCTTCAACTTCTTTTTCATCTTTTGCCACCGCTATTTTCTTTCTTATTTTATCAGACTTGTCACTCAAGACTATCCTCCTATTCCATGTTGTTCGTATGCAGTATCCAAATCGTGTTGAACCACACCAATATATCGCAAAGTGTGGTCGGGGTCATTGTGATTCAATAGTCTCATTACTAATGCAAGGTCTTTTGTTTCGCTATAAACATTATACGCGAGTGTTTTTCTCATTGAATGAGTTCCAAACTTCGCTACTCCCACCCTGGTTGCCGCTTCTTTAAGTATTGTCCATGCCCTAACTCTGTCCAAAGGGTTCAATGGTTCTCTTAATGAAAAGAAAATCCAATCTTCAGACTCAAGTTCATAATATTGCACATATGAAATTAACTCTGGTCGAATAATACTATTAAGTTTTATTTGTTTCAACTTTCGGTTACGTCTTTTGATGGTCTTGGATTCAAATAGGTCTAAATACTCGTTTAAATTGCCATTAGAGTCGAAAAGATGTTTAACCTTGAGTCTTAGTATGTCATTTATACGAAGTCCCGTGTTGAGTCCAAACTTCAACAACAACACATCCCTCTTATTTCCTTTCAGTTCTAAAAACTCAATCATCTGATTTAATTTATTGCGGTCTTTTACCGGTTGTACGCTCATTTTTTACCTCCTCTTAGTTTAAATGCATCTTCTTCTGTCAACTCCTTGATTCTACCCATTAGGATTAAATCAGTTAGGAATATCTCTTCAATTTCTGTGTTAATTGGTGTGTGCATCCTTTTTTCAACCATTCTCATATAAGATTTATTGGTTGGAGTTCTGTCTCCATCGAAAAATCTCATGTGAAAAACAATCTTTTTAGCGATGTCTTCGTAGACTTTCTCGTGAATTTGCACTCTCATTATTTGCAGATAATCGTTGTCTACACTCCAATATCCATATGGAATCTCGCGTGTTGCAGAGTCAAAATGTGACAATTTACTGACGTAGAGATATGTCGGTACTTTGATGGATGGATATGTTTCTTCCAAATTAATACGGGAATACAATCCACTCTCAACATTCTCAACGTGGTCAAGTATGTTTAATACCCTATCATTGACCTTATACAACTCCCCATAGATTGCATCCGTCTCTTTGCCTTCAACTACAAATGGGAATCCGTATCCACTATCGTACATCTTGAATCCACTTATGTTGACTCGTTTGACATACTTTTGTTCTCTCAAATAGTCGGAAAACCGACCATTCCTTTTAAGTGTTCCATACACTATTACGTTTGTCATTTTACTCTCCTCTATGATTCTAAGTTAGTTATGTGTATATCTGTTCTGTAAGTGAACATCTCATCTCTCCACATTTTGAATTTATCATTTTCAAAATACATTTCTCCATCGTTATCTACTAATTCGAGACTCACCATTCCATCTTCGGGTTGAATCTTGGTCACTTCCCATCCTAAATCGGGTACACAATCCACATCTTCTTTGAAAAATATATCCCCGTCGAGAGAGATGTAATCATATCTCTTCCAAGTCAAATCGGTTATGCGATATAAATTCCCGTAATCGCTTTTAATAGGACGTATTGTTTCACAAGGTTCATCTCGGTATAACGACATACCAACACTTTCCCCAATATTGAGTATTGGTATATCGGTGTCTTTGGTTTTCTTAAACTCCTTGTCCCAATAATCCTTTATTTTGATTAGTGTTTCTTTGGTGAATAATGGTGTTTCAAAACCATTCCAATTATTACCATCACTAAAACCAAACCATTGTTCGGTGTAACCATCAAAACCAAACACACCGAATGATTCTAATTTTATGTTTTTCATCTTACTCTCCTTCCGAATGTATTTCGGGGTTTTCTTGAATAGAATCGCGAACGTAGTCCATCCAAAACTTCGGTATATGTTGCACATCCAATTTTCGGAGTTCTAATCTACTAATCATCTCTCCTAAATCTTGATGTAACCATCTTAGGTGTTTTAATATTGTTTCCATGTTATTCTCCACTTAGTTAGAGGAATGAGTTCTAAATAGTCTCATTGCCTTGTTATTTGATACATCATTCAAGATGGTACATCCATCGTATTTGTCTTTGATAATCTCACGAAACGATACACCACTTTTCCCGTTATAGTGATATAACTTATCTAAGAAATGTGGTTTGTTATCTTTCACGAATGTAAAGACCTTGTTATTGTGAACAATTTGGATTTTCTTCATTTCCTTTTTGAAGTCTTTCACAAATAGATATTCATCGATGAGAATATTCCACATCTCTTCTTCATCGAATTTAGATTTTGTGGGTTCATCTTTCTTATCCCACTTCCAAGTATAGTTCGGTAGTTCGGTGACGAACTTATCCACATCGCGATTTTTATGCATCCATTTGTCTTTGCCATTCACCTTTTTGTAATAAGAAATGTCAAGACACCCACCATTACCACTATCGATGATGTGACCAATCTTCCGATTTTGGTAGTAAATATTGGCATTTACACCATAACCTTCTCTACCCATAAAAGTCTTTACCGACTTTACCGAGAAGTCTGATTCGAGAATCATCTTTTTACCGATTTTATGTTCTTTTGAGTATTTCATTTTATTCTCCACTATTTAGTTTTTTATATCCCGTAGGATTTATGTTTTCAAATCTCCACCACCTCTCACCATCTTTTCCCCGTTGGTTTTTATAGTCCAAATCTATTAACCACTTTGGAAAATAATTTGGTGAATCAACCTCCCATCCGAAAGTATAATATCCATCATCTCTTGTGAATTTATCATCATCTAAATAATCATCCGACCAATTGTCACCTTCCCACTTGTTGAATGATTTTTCGACAATTTCACTTTCGGTGTGAAATGTATAAACGTGGTTGTTTTCATCTCTAATGAAATAATGACAACAACCACCACCACTCTGATACCAACAATGGTCATTTGGTTTGATATTGTTTTGTTTAATAAATGGTGTTACGAATGGAATTATCCATTTAAATCCATACCACATATCATGTGGTAGAAAGTTTTCAACTATTTTTTTCGTTATTTTCATTTTATTCTCCACTTTTATTTGTTAATAATAATTTCCTTTGTGTTACTATTCCATTGACAACCTTCCCATAATCGTCCATTATAACTAAACCAACCGACAATTATTTCTTTGTTCTTATAAACGTAAATGGAAGGGACATTACCACTCCCAAGTTCATTTCTGTTTCTCCAATCAAAATATTTATCTTGCATTTCTTTTAGAGTTTTACCCGATTCTATAATTGGTTCATTATCTATTGTATTTGCCCAATAACCACCACCTATATCAGAATTGGCAATATGATTTAATTCCATTGTGTATTTTGTACTCATTGTTATTCTCCACTTTTTGGTTGACATAGATTACGATAGTAATTTAAACAATGCAACCTTTTTATTAAAAAATGTTATTTAATTTCAATTTGAATTGAGCGATGCAACCAGGAAGACATCGCTGAGATTCAGCGAGGTTCTTCCCAATTGCTGCCACTTCATTTTTACTGATACCACTCATCTTTCCACACATCATCACAAACAATTCTCTCATCTTTGATTGAAGAAACTTCTTCTTCACATTGGTTGCAATACTTATCTAAGTTCAATTCGTACTTATTCTTTTTTTCAATCCACTCCCTATGGTTGACGAGTGAATTACCACAACACATACAATTTTCATTGAGTTCCTCAATATTGCAATCATATCGATTACATATTTTGCATTTATTTTTTTTCATGTTATTCTCCACTTTTGTTTATTTGTATCCAACGATATAGAATGGTAACATATCCCGACTAACCCATTTACGTTCTGTTAGTGGTGATTTATCACTAAACAACCATTGACATTCAATGCAAGTTTGAAATTTATTAGTTAAATCCCAATTAATTTTCCATTTTGTTTTTTTCATTTCAGTTCTCCACTTTTGTGAGAATGGCGACCTTTTCAAAAAAGGTCACCACTCTCGGTTATTGTTATTTTACTTTCTTGATGGTACTTCCATCATTTGCCTTTACACTTTGTCGAGTATTAAAGGGCAAGTTCTGTTGTGGTACGTCTCTCTCGAGTATGTCATTCACAACATCATCGATGTTATCACGATAACTATATCGAGGTACAAACCTTTTGATGGTTTCGTCATCTAACGAGATTGGAACCCTTTTAGGTTTGCAAGATTTCGGTTTTACTCTCACACTTGCACCAATCTTAGAATCAAATCTAAAGTACCTATTTGCACTCTTACTTATTCGTGCATCAGTTCTATTCACTTTGAGAGTATTGGTATTAACTCTTAGGAGTGTATTAGGTTTGACCTTTAACCATCGTAATTCGTCCGAGAATCCACTTTTGACGATTTCACGGGTACTACCATAGGCAAGACACTTTAACGATGGTATGTAGGCAATTTCCAATGGGTTATTACCTTTGAACAGATAGACGTACTCGGGAAATTCCAAGTCTTGCCAAACCATCGAGACGTTACCCTTCACAAGTTTTAACTTTTCGATGTAGTCTTTGAAATTATCAGAGTATTCGTAAAGTCTGAATAAGACTTCTGAATCAACTTCTGCAAATCTCTCGAGACCAAACTTTTCAAAAAGTTCGTCATCATTCCATACTGAACCATTGTGAGTTCCAATGGTGTTATTTGCCCTTATGGGATGATTATTTTCATTGTTCTCGGGTGACCCTTGTGTCGAGTATCGAGTATGACCTATTATGGCACTCGTTTCACTTATGTCAATGAAATCCAATGCACTCAAAACAGACCTTTGAAGAAAGAATGAATATGCATCTTGATTTCTCTTACAAAGTAAGTAATCTCCATCACGTTGGATGATTGCAAAACCCGTAGAATGACCTCCACGAGTATTTGCAGTTTTAGTCATCTTCACGAATGAATCTCGTATTTTCAATCCATCGAACATACTTCTTGAATCATCTTTTTTATTTATTATTCCCACTAATCCACACATAATTAAACTCCTTGGTTGTTTTGGATGTTAAAGATTCCATCACTTACAAATCTATAATCGTGATGTCTTGCATATGCATTTTGTCTTGCATTCAGATTCCTATATCTTCTCTGTATGAAAAGATTTGCATCTTTGGTTAATTGGTCATTTGAGTATGGTGTACCATCTTGATTTCCACTTCTACCGACAAAACCAATTGCACCTCGGAAACTTGCCAAACCTCTTGAACCATTTGGGACATTACAGAGTTTAACAAAATTCGTATCTTCTACAGAGTTAACAATGGCATTTGTCACAACTACCCAAGACTTAATCTTCTCGAAATTGAGAGTACCATTATGGTATCGAAATTCTACAGAACCTCGTTGCCATATCTTATAGAGATTCAATCCACAAGACCGACGATTTTGTAAATATCCCGATACACTACTCTCGGACTTATCGTTAACAACTATTTTCACATTCCTATCCAAGGCATTTTTGATGGTCGAAAGTTCATTGTTCAATCTCATGTTACGACTTCTAAAAAATACCCTTCTCACGGGTATTGAATATTGTCGATTGTCGAGACGAGATGGTGCAATAAGTTTGTAGATGATATTCTCATATTTTGCACAAAACAAAACAAGATTCTTGAGAAACTTGGTTGCAGTTCTGTCACTCTCTCCGACAATGTCGGTAACATCTTGATGAACATGAAGTCCACAAGATTTGTTAACTTCACACCCGAGAAGGTTCAAAATATCACAAACCTTTTCAACTTGCCTTAACCCATTCTCACCACTTAGACGAGGTGAGACTAATTCGTTACTCCCCGTATGGGTAGAATTACCATTGACAGAAACGTCACTAACTATCTTCCAATGAGGTCTCGTCGTGTGATTGTATCCTTCTACCCGACAATCTATACCAACTCCCCTTAATGCACTGGCAATCGTTTCTTGTGTATTATCTCGTGGAATGAGAAACTCAATCTCAATCCCGAAATCTCTGTTACTATTAAAATGACCTTTCATTTGTTACTCCACTTTTTTGATGTACCCCTTATTGAGTACCCCTTAGTTTACGTAAGTTTACATAATATACAAAGACTTTTTTATACTAAAATGTTATGTTATGTAATTATTTTTGGAATCGTCGCAACTCTCTCGGTAGATAGGTATAATTATAACGATTCAATTATGGAATCTATTGAGAATAGTAACGATATGGCAAAACATCGCAACTTGGTGGGATGATTGGTAAGTTTCTATGAATATGGTTGGTCTCCTATATAAGAAGAGTTCAAATGGGTGGAAATGGTCGAAATTTTAAAATATATGTGCATCCCTCTCGAGAAACCCCATAACCTATTCCCTATTATGTTATGTTATTGTCCTTATATTCCACATGATACACCGACGAGAAACGACAATAAAAAGAAATGGTCACGGGTATGTGCAAAAAAAAACAAATGGTCGCCAACCACCCACACTTTGGGTAGCCCGCCCTGGTCATCTATATAGTCCCCATTGTTATATTTTAGGTATTTATAAATGAGTTGACATAAATTACACATTAGTAGTAGACTCGACCATGATAAAACTGATAGTAGGATTCATTATAGGCGCGATAGTAATGTTTTTAGTGATAGCCGTCCTATTAATCATTCAAGATGAAAGGCGTATAAAAGAGTTAAAAGAAAAGGCAAGAGAGAGATGATATGCAGATGTTGGACTTATTTAGTGGAATCGGTGGATTCCATAGGGGTTTTGAAGAGGCTGGATGGGAATTTGATTGGGTTGGTTTTAGTGAGGTTGATAAACACGCCAGTTCAGTTTATAGACATAGATACCCAGAGGCGGTAGAACTTGGAGACATTAAACTTATTCAACCAGAAAGAGATTTACCAGATAAGCTTACAGTCCTTTGTGGAGGTTTTCCGTGCCAGAGTTTCAGTATTGCAGGGAAACGAGATATTCGAGACGCCAGAGGGACTTTATTTTTTGAAATCGCACGGATTCTCTCGTATTACAGGGATAAAGGAGACCCAGTCCCCTATTTTTTACTCGAGAACGTTAAAGGCTTATATAGTCACGATGATTACACCACATTTGCTAAAATATATGGAGTTCTTGCCGACCTTGATTATAATGTTGAATGCTCATTGGAAAATACTAAGTATTACCTCCCACAGAACAGAGAGCGAGTATACATTGCGGGATATATTGGAGACAGAGGTAGAGGACAAATATTTCCTATCAGAAAAGGCGATGCAACAGATGGAAGTAAGCAAGAAAAAGGGGATGTCGTCACCTGTATTGACGCCTCATACTACAAAGGAGTAGATGGTAAGAGGACAATGATAGCAGACTATAGGACGGATGAGGGATTAAGGATAAGAAAGGATAACGTAAGTCCTTGTTTAAATAGTGTAAAGTCAAGTGAGACAGAACCTTCTTGGATGCCACCATTGGCTATAGAAAAGAGTTATGGGGTTAAGGCATTAGATGAAACATTGGCTAAAAATGATTTGAAGGCTGATGATGTAAAGGCATTGGATTTGTATAATAGAAAGGCACAGGATATTTCTCCAACATTAACAGAACCGCATCATAATAGTTTACGATTATATGAAAATTCAAGAATAAGAAGATTAACTCCAAATGAATGTGAAAGACTTCAGGGTTTTAGCGCCAGGAATGAGGATGGAACATGGGAAGATGGTTGGACAAGTAAGGGTATGGTAGATGGCAAGGTTGTGAATATAAGTGACACACAGAGGTATCGAATGTGTGGTAATGCAGTAACCGTGAATGTGGTAAGGGCTATTGCAGCAAAGATGTTAAGTACGGTAGAAACGGATTGTGAACATGAGAATTTGGAACAAGGTGAGGATAGGTATGGTAGAGAAGACCACGAATATATTACTTATTGGTTTTGTCTTGATTGTGGTGAGGAGATAGAATAGATGGGTCAAAAGAACTCTGACTTCGATTTAGATTTACAATATGGTCAAATCTATGAAGAGGGTTTAAAAGTTCTATTGGAATCGAAAGGAAAGATAGAGGTGAAGACAGAAAGAGACAAATGGTATGATACTGGTAACATGGTTATTGAGATAAAATGCAATGGTAGAAAATCGGGTCTTGCAGTAACAAAGGCAGATTGGTGGTTTCATATTTTTTCAAAGGATGGAAATGTAAAAGGTATGTTATGTTTACCCGTCAATGAATTGAAGAGTATCTGTAACGGTATGGTAAGAAATGGTAAGGCACGAAAGGTAATGGGTGGTGATGGAGATAGGTCAGAGATGTTATTACTTCCGATTAAGGAAGTTGCAGCATCTATAGGAATGTTTTTTTAAATACAAAGGAGTATTTAATGGAAAAGTTATTAAAAACAAGTGAATTATGTTCTCTTCTTGGTGTCACGAGGCAATGTGTCTATAAGTGGCGTCAGTTGGAGAATCCGATTCCTGTTGCAATAAACAACACAAGTAGTGGTGGGAAAACGATTCGGTATAATTATAAGCAAGTAATGGAGTGGTTAAACAGTAATGGAAAAGAAGAGAGAACCAAAGTTTTACGCCAAGAAGAGGACTAAGTCTGGTAGATATATTACTATTGCCGAGGGCAATACCAGACAGGAGTTGATTGAACGTATTAAGTTAGACAGTAACACATACAGAGAAAGAGCAATAGAGAGGTATAAAGATGGCAAAGAGATACTTTGATACAGATATATGGAAGAAGAAGTGGTTTCGTAGTTTATCCCCGAAGTATAAGAGTTCATGGTGGTATTTGATAAGTCAGTGTGACCATGCTGGATTCTTTGACCCAGATATAGACATAATGAGTATATTTGTAGGTGAAGAACTTAACGAAAAGGACTTAATGGAAACATTTTCAAGTAGAATTGAATATTTAGAAAATGGTAAATGGTTCATTCCGAAATTTATACAATTTCAGTATAAGGTGTCACATCCTGATGAATTGAATTTAAGTAATAGAGTGCATAAGTCCGTCTATGAACGCATTAAAAAGTACAGTCACTTATTTAGCCCCATAGATGAAGCTACTAAGCTTCATGTAAGCTTCATCCAAGCAGCTAAAGACAAAGATAAAGTAATAAAGAATAGTTCTAAGAAAATAAAAAGAAAGGTGTTTAAAATTCCAACAGAGCAGGAAGTGAAGGAATATTGTGATAAAAGGGAAAATAATATTAATCCTGTGGCATTTGTCGCACATTATGCATCAAAAGGCTGGATGGTAGGGAAAATCAAAATGGTAGACTGGAAGGCAGCCGTAAGGACTTGGGAGAATAATGATTTTACTCATAAGGCAAGCACGAAGGTTTTCGTAGAACCCGAACATAGGAAGAAAAAACGTGGTTGGTAAATATAAGTTTCGTCCACACAGCGGTAAACAGACAGAATTTTTAGGTTCTACTGCCAATTGGATATTTTATGGTGGAGCAAGGGGTGGTGGAAAATCCTTGATGTTGGCATGGAAGGCAGCGTTAGTACCGAGGGCATACCATTATGAGCGTTTAAGACGCAGAATAGAGCCAGAACAGGTAAAGGTTTTAAAAGCCGAAGGTAAGTCCGTTAAAACGGTTGTAGACGCTGTATCGATTGATTTCCCCGATTACATTGGAATCTTGATGCGTAGGACATTTCCGCAGTTGGAAAGGAACTTGAAGCCGGAATGTGATAAGTTGTATAAGCTGTACGGGGCGAACTGGCAGGAAAGGAACAAGTGTTATGTGTTTCCCAGCGGTGCGAAGATTTATCTGGTACATTGCCAGGATAGAAGGGCGTTGGATAACTACATTGGCGGTAACTATAATTTCATTGGGGTTGATGAAGCGAATCAATTTCCAGAAGACTGGATAGAAGAGCTTTCTACATCTGCAAGGACGGATAACGAACTTCTTCAGCCGCAGATATGTTTAACATCCAATCCCGGCAATATTGGTCATATATGGCTTAAGCGTAAGTTCATTGACCGTTGCCCACCTGTTGTTGCTGGGAAGCCTAAATATAACGAACAGTTCGATGTTTATTATCAGAATCAAAAAACGGGTAAACCTTTTATCGACGAAGAAGGGATTAGCTACCATTTTATTCCTGCTACTGTTTTTGATAATCCGACTCTTCTGGATAATGACCCGAATTACGTCAGGAAATTGAAAAACCTTAATCCCGTATTGAAAGCTATGTGGCTGGAAGGTAGGTGGGATGTTTTTGCTGGAACATATTTTGATAACTGGAATCCCATGCATCATGTGATACCGAAAGCATATTTTCAATTCGGAGTTCATTTCAAAAAGAATACGCATACGTTTTACAGATTTTACGACTACGGGACAAAAGCTCCGTTTGTCTGCTTGTTTGCTGCAGTTGACCGTGACGATAATATGGTAATATTTGATGAAATAACAGAGACTGGACTATCTGCGTCTAAACAAGTTCAGAAGGTCAATGAGTACACTTGGAAAACTTATAAACTAAAACCGACAGACTTCGATGATGATATTGCTGACCCGGCATATTGGACTAAACATTCTGAAAAAGAAGGTATGTTATACTCACCTGCAGACTTCTATGGCGACGATGGAATCTTTTTATCTAAGGGCAATAATGACCGTAAATCTGGAGCTAAAATCGTCTATGAAGGGCTGGAAGCACCAGACGAAGGGGTTCCTCGTATCAGATTTACAGATAATTGTTTACAATGTATAGAAACCTTTCCTAACTTACCATCAGCAGAAAATGACCCCGAAGACATTGATACCAAAGCGGATGACCATCATTACGATGCTCTGCGCTATGGCGCATTAAAAGTTTTGCCAAGCCTTGCTATATATGAAAAAAGAAAAAAAGGGTGGCGTTATCGAATAGGAAAGTCTGATTCTGATGGCAGCACTAACTGGAAAACAGCATAATGGCTAAAGACGCATACAACAACGATTCACCATCTGGTTCGCAATATGCAGCGGGGGTACTATCCAAACAAGCCGATAAGGTTTTAAAGTGTTGGAAGTACAGCAGAGATTCATTCGAAGTAGCAAGAAAAGACTCTGAAAGGGCTGTCAGGTACGTTAATGGAGATTCTTACACTTCTGACGAAAGAACTAACGCTACCAAATATAAAAAACCATTACTTAAATACAATATAATAACACCGATAATCAGCACACTCGTCGGTAATGAACAATTAAACCGCAAAACAGCAAAATTTAAACCGACAACAGTGGAATCTGTAGGAGTTACAGATATTCTACAAGGCAGATGGAATGCAATTATTGACGAGCAAGACCTTGAAGATAAACTGCAAATCGCATTTATAGATGCATTATCCACAAAGCTGGGAGGCTGGATTCAACGGAGTTGGGAAATAAATGAAGAAGGTTATCTGGATTTTAAATACGATGTACTGAATAATTTTCGTGTTTATGTAGACCCGGAAACAAGGGCAAATGATTATGCTTTAACACACTGCCGCTGGCTTGTCAAGGAAGGCTGGGAGTCTTTAGGCGTTATCAGCGAACAATACAGTATTGACCCATACGACATGAAAGTTGAAAGGTCAAAGGCATGGTATCAGTCACTATCTGAAACTGTTCGTAGAATGACAGATAAGACCTATTCTTCGAATCTTGAGAATTATGATAAAATAAATGACCGCTACAGAGTCCTTGAGATGCAGGAGCGTGTCGTGATTAAAATGGTAAATGTTTTCGATGGTAACGATTACATGGTAATGCCACGAAAAGAGTTTAAAAAACTTGAAAAGGATAACCCAAGTCTAATGGTTGTCAGGGAATTTAATAAAGACCAGATTCATACAACGACCATTATCCCTTATTTCAAAAATTTAATTGTCAAAGACGAAGACATGGAACAGCCAACGTCTAATTTTGATTGTTTTCCCGTCTGGAGTTATAGTTACAACGTCCAAATAAATGAACAAACATCACTGGTTGACCACCTTCTTGATATTCAGGACGATGTGAATAAAGCTAAATCCCAAGTCAGGGACTATGTAACACAGATACTGTCGGGCGGTGTTTTTATTGATAAGCGTGAAAAAGAAACAATTAAGGCTTTGAAGGAGAAAGGAAACCAGCCAAACATGGTTTATGAGTTGAACAACCCTTCCATTGTACCTCAAAGACTTTCTCCTTCATCTTTGCCGCCAGACATTATGCTGAATGCGGAAAACAGTGTGGCATTTGCACAACGGGTATCTCTGGTATCTGAAGCTATGAAAGGAGAAACAGCCCGTAGTGGAGAGTCTGGAGTTCTGTTTGAACAGAAAGTTCAGAGAGCTGCTGCTGCAATTAACCCGTACTTTAAAAATTTAAGTCGCTTAAGAAAGGTTTTAGCAAAAGATTTTGTGGATAATTTTAATTACGTTTATTCTGAGATGGATAGAGTTATCCGAGTGAAAGAAGAAGGTAAATTTAACGAAACAATTATGAATCTAAGCGTTGGGGCGCAGGTATTTAACGATGTGAGAAATCCATCGCTCTATGTAGAACTTGATGAAGGCGAAAGTAACATCACCCAGAAAGAAGATAATTTTAACCGTATGGTTGCAATGGCGAATCTGATTGGTTCAATCAATCCGCAACTCGTTGATATTAGAACACTTGTAGAAAATGCCCCAATTGTGGGTTCAGATAAATTTGTCGAATACATTGACCAGACTATGCAGATGCAGTCAGAAGCTGCACAACGTCAGTCAGAGCTGGATACAACTAAACAGACTCTCGACAATATGAAAACAGAACGTGGTATGGTGACAGATGAAGAAAAATTAAGATTAGATGCTCAGAAAATTGGGCAGGGTAAATCCGGGTAATAATTAACAAGGGGCAGATATGGCTAAATACAAACAGAAAGCAATGACCAAAAAGTCGTCAGGTGTCAAATTAAAACCTTATGCAAAGGTTTTGAAGAAAAAGCCGAAGAAACCGTATACGTATAAAGCTGGTGACGAGAAACCAAAAGACATGAGTGAAGAAGAATATGAAAAGGTTAGGCGAAATAGTCACAAACTATATGAAAGAGTGTGGTCTAAGAAGAAGAACAGACCTATTATGAGAATAAAGCACTCAATGGGTCGTACTGATATTAGAAGACCAAAGGAGACAAAAATTAACCCACTGAGTTTGGGTAAAAGGAAAAAGAATAAATAATGCCTTTCAATAATATTATAGATATACCTATTATTCGACCTGATAAAGTTGTTGAAAATGATTATGATGATAAAATTACATACACAAGGCAAGATGCTTTAAGAAATGTATATAGAGCAAAGAGAAGTAATATAATCAATAAAGGAAAGAAAAATGGCAGAAAACCAAAATAGCGAAGTGCAGGTAGACCCTGCTCTTACACAAGAGCTTCAGCAACTTGAAGATAAATTTGAACCGAAGACAAATGAACAGGAAGCAACCGAGCCTTCTGTAAAACTTATTGAAAAAGACGGTGAGCTGTATATCAACAGCGAATCAGATGATGTTGTGAATGATGCAGACCCTGAAGAGGGAGAATCGAGTCAAGAATTAACACAATCGGATGAATACACCACCGATGGGAATAAACCATCACCGTTCCATGACAAATCGAAGGATGACCTTGTTGATATGGTAGTCAACGCCCAAAAGATGATTGGCGACCAGTCCAACGAAATTGGTGAACTTCGAAAGTTAACGGCTGAAGACGAAGATTTGTCTGAAGTTGAACTTTTGGAACGACTCTCTGCTAACGATGTTCAGGATGCCCTTTCTACGGAAAAGGCTAAATTGGATGAAATTGACCCTTATGATGTAGATGCTGTTTCCGAACAGCGTTCAGTTATAAGAGAAATAGAAAACGACCTGATTAATAAACGGACGCAGGAACATCTCGAATCACGGCTGAATGGTCGTGATAATGAAACATTTGTTTCTACAATGAAACAACGGTTTAATACAGACGGGATTGAGGTATCTGATGATGAGTTTACTGCTGTCAGTGAGCGAGCGAAGGGATACACTGAAAATGGGCTGTTAACCGAAAGTGCCTACCACAAAGCTATGATTGATGAGTTTGGGGTAGAGAAGGTAGCCAAAAACTACCAGATGTCAGGAGAGCGTAAAGCCAGACAAGACATTCAAAATGCTTCAGCCAAGCAAGTTGAAAAGGTCGATGTTCGTGGTACAGGCAAAAACGCTAAACTTGTTCGTGTCGCTGACATGAACAGGAAAGAACTCCAAAGCACTCTCGACAATCTTTCAGTGGATGAACTTCAGAAGCTCTATGGACGGCTTAATAATTAACTAAAAACACAGGAGATTAACAAATGGAATCTACACAAAGTTGGATTGCAAATGTTGAAATTCTAAACTCTCTGCTCCGCAAAGAAAGTTGGTTTAATACTTTCTGGGCTAAGTTCTCTGGTAATGTGGACATCTCACAGGACGATAACGGCAACCCCGTTTACACTCCTTCTGGGAATCCCATTGAAGTTCTGAACGACTATGTCGCTCAGGGTCGGGACAATATGCTCATCCCTTTCCTTTCTGATTTATCTGGTTCACCCGTATATGGTGATACAGTTCTGAAAGGCACAGGTGAAGACCAAGCTATGAAGTGGCTGCGTGCGTACTGTAATCAGTCTCGTAAAGCGGTTATGAAAAAGTCTGGTTCTATGAGCGAACAACGCCAAAAAGTCTTTAAACTGATGGACGAAGCGAGACCACAACTTGCACGATGGTTTACCAAATGGGAAAATCAAGCGGTATTTCAAACCTTCTACGAAGGTGTATCGCCTAATCTTTCCGCTGGTACAACATCTGACGGTCTTGGACTTGCTCGCAGATACCACCCAAACTGGTACATTAACGACGGTGCTGTATTAACGGCTGTCGGTACGGAAAAATACACGAAGACCAATGCAAACCTTGATGGTGCGATTGGTATGACTGCTTCCGCAGATGCTACTTGTGATACGGCTATGACCGCTGATATTTTACGAGAACTGCGTGTTAAATGTATGTCTCTTAAAATTCCTCAAATGGAAACTGCTGATGGTAAAAGATTCTGGTGCATCGTTATGCACCCAGCTCAGCTTGCTTCATTGCAAAATGATTCTGATTACGAATCTGCACAAAGATACGCCTTTATGGGTTCTGGTGCTGCTAAGATGCCTGAACTTCATGGGATGGCTGGTTATTATGCTGGTTTCTGTATATTTGAAGATATTGTCGGAATCCGTGAATGGGACGAATCTGGTTACTTTTTTGGTTCAACCACATCTGCCCGTTTTGACGATTCATCCGTAACATTGGCTTCAGGTACTGCAAGAGTTCGTAATGCGATTGTATTCGGTAAGAATTCAGTTGGTAAAGCTGTCGCTGAAGACCTTCACTTCACTTCTGAAGTGGATGACCATGCGAACACTATCGAACTTGGTGGTGCTGTAATCAACGGTTACAACCGTGCAGACTTTTTTGCTGAAACTGATGCTCTTGAGTCAAGTGGCGATGCGTTCTACAAGAACCAATCTGCTGCTCACGACGCTGATGCATTGTCTTGTGTTAACCAAAGTTCGCTTATTTTAGCGACTCGTGATTAACAGGAGATAAATAATGGCTAAATCAAGCATAGCAAATTGGAGAGCTTCTGGTGGTGCGTTAGACATATCCGCTACTCATAGTGGAAATGGCACAGTGCCTGAATGTGTAGCACAGGATGGAATGATTATTTGTGACTTTACAGCTCTTGGTAGCGGTGAAACTGTCACAATAAACACTCCGTTTAAATTCACCGTTATTGATGTTGTAATGGTTGTTGGAAATGGCGAAAACGTCACTTCAAAAACACTAACCGTCAAAAACGATAGCACAGCTCTGTCAAGCGCATTGTCAATGGCAACCGATAAAGCAAGGGTGGCAACTGCTACTCTTGATGAAGACCAAGCGGTCTTTTCTGTCGGTGACGACGACCTTGTTCTTGCATCATCTGCTCATGGAGATGGCGGTGGAACAGTCTACATTTCATACAGATAACAATCAAAAATTGGGGAGGTAATAGCCCCATATAAAGATTGACTTAAATAGCGATGTTTAAGTATGTTTGGGGGGGCTAAAAAGCCCCCCTAATCATTTAACAGAGTGTTCACGGTCTACCAGACCTTTAAACTCGACTCAAGGAGTGAATAAATGGCAAATATTAATAAATC